TTCACGGGCTTCTGCCTGTGCTGCTGCAACAATGGCATCTGCCTTTGCAAGCGCAGCATCACGCTTTTCAATTAGGGATTTACTGAATGACATATGACCTCCAAGATCATCTGAATTGTGTGTGTGTTTTCCTTTCAGTGTTAGGAGGTCAGTGATTAACTAAATCGGCTGTCTAACGGCTGCGAAGTTTCTGCAAAGCAACCTGATTTTTTCTCAGGCTCAAAGTAGAAACTGGTGCAACAGTAACAGGTGCATTTATCTTGCGCAACTCTGCCACCGTCTGCTCATACGCAGGGAAGGTCACAACGCTGACATCAAACAGTTGCACCTCACGAAGTTCACGAACTGAACGATCAGCGTTCCACGAATCCTTTACTGTGCGGAACGCAAAACTCATCTGCGACAAATCGCCACGCTTCATTGCTGACATGATTCGTGCAGCATCAGGGTTCATTGGGTCTAGTTCTGCTTCAACACGCAAACCACGCTCATCTTCTTCAAGGGCAAGAGTTCCGGACTTGGATCGTGCTAGTGGCACGCCTTCATGGTCAATGAGCAAACGCACATCAGCACCATCATTCAATGTTTTGCTAAAAGCACCACGCTTGACAAACTCTGTGAAACCCATGTATTCAGATGGTGAATCCCAAATGGCTGCATAGCCAACAATCGTTCTGCCTTCGTTCTCTGCACGAACTTCAAGATTGGAATACGCAATGCTGCGCTTCTCATCAATTTCAGTTGCTACCCATTGCACAAGTTCGCTCATATCTTTTCACCTTACTATTTGGAGTACAATCTTGCCACAGAATGTTAGTCTTTGTTCTCTGAATACTTTGGATGGTCAGAGTTCAAGAGGTCATTGTCCTGAATATAGTTTGCGCTTTCAGGTTTGCCATTCTTTGAGAGATACAAAAACGCATTGACCCTAGCCATAGCCCACTGTCCTCTGGTCATGTTTGGTCTGTGCGAAATAGAGAACGCACCTGCACCACGCCTATATACAGCACGCAAAGCAGACACACGAACCTTTGTCCATGCAGGGCGATCAGCATCCGACATTTCCTGATTGTGTTCATCAGCCTTTGTTTGTAATGCTTTCTCTGTTGATTCGCTCAACTGGATTCCTCCACCAGTATCGGCTGCCGAACCTGCAGGGTTCTTATCGCTACCAAATATCTGATCTTTTGGTGGTGCTGCAGCCCTTTCTTCATCCAGTCTTTCCACTACACGGTTTGCATATTCTTGCGCTCTGCGTGCTGAAGCCTTGCTTGAACCACCACCCCACAACAACATTGCAACCAAACCTGCAGTGATTTCATCACCCTGCACAGCGTCTAGATCGTCAATGTGTCGTGCGATCCACGCACCAATTTTGCGCCACTTCGCTTCCGTGACCTGACCTGCAGCCATCTTGCGTGCATCCTCAACGGTCTGTGGAACAAGTCCATCCCCGGACAAACCCTGCTCATGCAATGCCAAACCACGCTTCGCTGAGGCACGCATGAACGCTGGTGCAGACAAATCAACTGCACGAAGTTCTGATTCCTCGTAGATTTCCTCTGGCTCATCCTCAAGTTCATCTTCCATTTCATCAGCCTCATACGAAGCCTTTGCCTGCATCAGAATCGTTATCGCTGAATCAATGAAAGCAACCATCTCATCATTGCGTTTGCTCATCTTGCGCTGACCAACTTCACCTGCAGGCTCTAAACCTTCAGCCAACGATTGCGCCACCATACGATCAATGGCATCCTGCTTGGTGTTATAGCACTCAAGAGTTGTTGCAGAACCGTCTGCCTCAATCTTTACTGCTGCCCAATTAGAGCAATCGGACTGATTCGCTGATATTCCGTAAGGCACAACTAATCCTCGTCTGGGGTCAATACCCATATTTCAACATTGTCACCTGTTCCATCTTTGATTGCATACAACGATTGTTGCGCTGGAATAAAAAACGATAATGAATCAAGTTTATGCAAATGAAAACCGTTCGCAACAGAAACATCTGCACCACCAATATAAACAATTTCGTTATCAGCGTCATGATGGATATACACGGTTCTGTTGATGTTGTCTGCTGCAACAATCACCTGTCTGGTGCTGGTAATAGTTTTGTTGTATGACTTCATAACAGTTCCAAAACCTCAAGATCGTCTAACTCTGAAATCCACGAAAGATTACCAACTGCCTGTGCAGAAGTACCACCAAGAGTAACAGATGATGATGCTTTTACAGTTTTGATTGGCTTGGGTTTAACAACTGGTTTCTTTTCCTCAACTGATTTGATTTTTTCAACTGCTTCTGGTTCTGCAGGTTTTGGTCTTTGAGGGAAGTTCGGTTGCATGAACACCCTGCCACCACCACCTGCAGGTTTCTTAGACGGGGTAACTGTTGCAGTTGCAGTTGCGTTCAACTGTCCAAGCAAGGCTGCAGCAATATTCTCCCCACTAATTTCATATGTTGCCGAAGCAGTCAAAGCACCTAACTGGCTTGATGCTGTTGTTTGATTGTTGATTGTTGCGCTGGCTGCAGCAGAAACACCTTGACAGTTCGCTGAACCTGAAACCAGATGTGTTGTTGTTGAAGAGGATTGTGCATCAACTGCGCCAAGTGTTGCTGTTGCTGTGTCTTGGTTTGTTGTTTTTGCTGTTGCTTGCGCTGTCAGTGTTCCTAGATTTGCGGTGCTAGTTGCTTGATGGCTGGTAAGGGATGTTGCTAATCCTGTCGTTGAACCCAATGATGCTGCTGCTTGAACAGGATTTGTGATGCTGGCTGTGGCTGTGACAGTTGCAGAACCTAATGATGTTGTTGCTGTAGCAACTGTCAGAAAGTCCGCACCATCAAGTTTCCCGTCACCGTCAAGAGTTGAACTATCCAATTTGAACGCAGGTGATGCACCATCAAGCCCAAAGTTTTCATCATTAAGTTCGCTGCTGTTTAGCGTGAAGCGTTGCACGCTCATCTTTTATCTCAACTTGCGAGAGTTAATGAAACAGAAAGTTGTCCTGACGAAATGGTGAAAGTGTCACCAGCCGTGTATGGGTTTCCTGTGATTGATCCGGAAAACAAGAAGTTCCCTGATGTTGCTGCATCCCATGCTGTGAAATAGGTTGCTGTTTGTGAGCCAGCAATGTTTGTCCAAGTCACATCTGCATCAGAAGTGAGAACACCTGCAGAGGCTGCCCCGAATGATGCAGCCTTTCGTGTTGTTTCTGTTGCAGGGTTCGCTGTTCCATTCGCTGATGGGTCTCCAACATGAAGTTTGATATATACAGAAGCAACAGCAAATGAACTGTTGTTGCCAACTGCATCAAGCCATGAGCCAGCCAAATATGAACTCAATCCTGTTGCCATTAGTCCTCAATTCTTTCCTCTGTGATGGAAACAATACGCCCATCAGAATCACGCTCAACAGACCTGCGCACCATCTTTGCTTCAGGCATAGTCACATTCACAACCGTTTCAGGGATGTTGATTGTCTGTGGCTTCAGATTCACAATAGGTGAATCAACCTTGACACGCTGCTGAGGCATATTAATTGAAATGTCTTGTGGCGTTTCATTGATGATCAATGACTGTGGTTCGTTGTTTCGGTAACTGCGTTCTGGTGGTATTGCGTCAGTGCCGATAGTTGGCAAATCGCCACCCTCAACACCTGCAACAACTGTTCCAGCAACACCAAGAACAAACTGATCTCCACCCTCATAAGGTTCACGGTTCTCAATCTCACGGGCTTCGTTAGGTGTCATAGTGCCAGACATGATCTGCTTCTGCTGTGCGTTCACACGGGTCATCAAGTCTGCACGCAAGAACTCTTCCGGATTGAAACGAACCGATTGTGGGCGTGGCAACATTTCGCTGAACGCTGATTCCAAACGCCGAACCCAGCCAAGCAGCGTGTACTTAAAGAACGCTGAACCCAACGCCTCAATGTTTTGATAGGTCTGCGAATCTCCACCAGTTCCAAGAATTAGGTGCAATGGGATGCGATACACACGGGCAATGTCACGAATGATTGACTCTTTGTGTTCCAACATTTGCATATCGGCTGCGCTGGTTGTGATGCTGCGCCACTTCAAACCACCTTGCAACACGGCAGGCTTCCTATGTTTGTAGTGTGATTCAGTCCAGTTGTCACGGATTTGGCGTGCCTGCTCTGTGGTTAGTGATCCATCTGTTTCCAATACTGATGATGGTGTTGCGCCTTCACCGTAGAACTGTGCAAGGAAACGATCCATTGCAAGTCCCATGCCAACTGTGTTGCGCATAGTTTCCAACGGGCTGATGCCTCGCAACTGGTTAGGCAAGATTGCCCAGTGGATTGCACGAACATCTTTGCTGCTGTACTGGACTTTTCCTAGATCGTAAATCATTTCCCCTGTGTCTGTGATTGCAATTCCTTTGACAGCGTGGGGGTGAATATTTCGCATTTCAACGGGAAGTCCGTCTGCACCTCTTGGTGCATAAATGTAGGCGTTGCCATGTAATGCAAGAGTGAGCATTGTTTGATGCACGAACTCAAACATGTTTTGGTGATCGTTGGGCTGTTGGAATACTGATGGTGTTGGGAGTCGTTCAATCCTGCCTCCTCTTGTGCGCACCAGTTCCACTGGCATTGCAGCAATAGAGTCAGCAAGGATAGTCACAGAAGCAAGAACTGCGCTATGTGCAACAGCAGTTATCTCTGTAACAATTTCGCCTGACCAGTTGTTGAACAACGGGCGTGCAGTTATTTGATAGGGGTCAATGCTTGTTGGTAGCGCACGCTGTTCAGATTTTTTCCACAAACTCATGCTGCCAAGCCTCCACCGACTATCAAGAGAACACCTAGCACAATAACACCAATCGGAACACTAAAAGAACAGATGCCGACTACAACACAAATTGCACCAACAAGTTCAACTGCTGTTGTGATTACTTCTCTAAGTTTCATGACCAAATATCCAATACTGATGGTTGTGCTTCTGGGGTTTCAGGTTTGCTTGTTGCACGATCTAACGCCATAACCATAGCAATACACGCATCAATCTTGCGTTTGCTTTTGCCTTTGGAAAGTGTCCAGCCTTTGTCGCTCATGCGTTGCGCAGCCGATAACACTTGGTCTGTGAAGGTTGGTGCGCCATCATGTGCAACCTTTTTGGCAACAATCATTTCATAGGCGTTACCGCACGCAGGGATCATGCGTGATGCCGACTGTGGGAAGGTCACAAGATTCATTCCTTCATCAGAAAGGTATTCTGCTGAACGCTCAAAAAATGCAGGGTCATAAACGAACTCTCGCACCTCATAGGTGTTGTGCAGTTCTCGCAGATGGGCTTCAACTCCAGCGATATCAATTCCTTCCAGTTCCGGATTCCAAATCTTTGCCCGAACAACAACCCGATCCTCTTGCGGTTGGGCAACACAAACAGCAATCGTGTCACGCTTCAACGCCATATCTATCCCAACCCAAACAGGCAAATCAGGATCAAGTTGATGTGTATGGGATACACATTGTTCCCACGCACCTGACGGAAGCCATGACTCTTGGCTTCTAGTCCAGTTGTTCAAACGCCATCTGCGCACACTTGACTCAGCCGATTGCTTTACGGCTGCAGCCAAATCTTCAGGATCAAGCAGCCCTTCAGCAAGATTCGGGTTCGCAATCATCCACGCTTTGCGATCATTCAAATCACAATCCTCTGGGGCTTCCCACCACCAAAACCCAAATGTTTCATCATCCACTTCGCCTGCAGCAACCTGTTTCCCATATTGATACATCTGACCTGCAGGGGAATCCAAATCAAAGCCTGCTGTTGTGATGCTGATGCTGATCGGTTCAATACGGTTTCCTGAACCCAACTGCATCTGGTCAAGCAGGTCACTGTTGGACTGTCCCCACACCTCATCAATGAGTGAAACGGATGGGTTGAGTCCAGCCAAACCTTTGACTTCACTAGACAGCACACGAAACACAGAACCAAAACGGGGCATCTCAATAGCGTCACGGTAAATCTTTGCCTCAGCATTAAGCAACGGGCTGTTCTGTATTTGTTGTTTCGCTTCACCGAAAATAATTCGTGCTTGCTGTCTGTCGTTTGCGATTGCATAAATCTCTGAACCTGCTTCACCACTAATCATGGTAAAAACACCAAGTGCAGACATCATCAAACTTTTGCCGTTCTTCCGAGGCAAACCTATAAGCGCACGGCGATAACGCAGCCTTCCAGTTTCATCATGACGCTCAAGCAAAGACTTCAACAACCACTTCTGCCAGTTAGTGAACTCAAGTGGTGAGCCAGCACGAAAACCTTTCAACACCTGAAAGTGTGCTTCAGCAAACGCAATCAGTTCATCACCGTCAGTTTGCAAATACTTTCTAGGCGTATAAAACGCAGGCTTCCACTTATTTTGAGGATGCACGCTTTTCGGCAATGCGCCTGTGGAGATCGCTGAACTCATGCTGCTTCACTTCCCCTGTTCCTAACAGTCCTCGCTCTGATGGTGTGAATCCTATCTGACCAAGCAAAGTGATTATCTGCCGATCAATTTCACGCAACGCCCTACGATCACGCCACGCATCAGGATTCTGCTGCAACCTCACACGCAACCTTGTGCGTTCCTCAGTTGCCTCACACAACATCAACACAAGTTCAGTATCCATCTGCTGCTTCAACCAGCCTGCGCCACTAGTCCAGACCTGCGCCCACAAACGCAAACCCTGCTCACCCAACGGGCGTGATGGATCAGGAATGTGTGAAGTTGGAAGCGCAGTTACAGATGCTGTTGGTGTGTCTTTGGGCAGTTTCCTTCCGGATGGATTACCAATGCGCTGCTTGCGCTCAACAGGCTTCCTGTTATGTCCACCACTACCTTTGCCACCCATGCTGATCAATCCTCAATTCACTAGACACACAGTGTTACACAAAACAAAAATGGGGCGCACCCTGCGATCAGTCAGAGTGCGCCCCACAGGGGGAATCTTATGCAGCCAGTGTCATCTGATCAGACACTTGCAAAATATGTTTGCAAATCGCTTTACGGAATGTGTGATGTGGGCAAGTGCAAGACCACTCAGAATCAGACTGAAAAACTGAATATGTTTTGCCACTAGAACTACTTTGCACCTCATGCGAAATACCAACAGGTGCAGCGAACTTCTGACGATCAACAGGATCAATCCAATCCATCCCCAACGCTTCAGCAACACCACGCTCAGTACCATCATCAATCTGCACACCATCAGCAAACAAACCGAACTGTGACAACTTCATTCCTTGCGCTTTCGCTTTTTGGCGCATCATCACATTCAATTCCTTAGAGCCTGTAATAAACCAAAGGAAAGCACCCCACTGCTTAGGAGTCGCACACCAAATGTCCACACCCAAAGTACGACCATCCAAATCCATCTCACCGTGAGCAGCCTGCTGACCTGAACGGACATAATCCAACCAGTCAGGAAGCGCAACCGATTCCAAAGAATCAGCCTGAATCACAATGTCAATATCACCAACCATTGCAGCATGACGGCGCATAGAACCACCCAACTCACACACAACACCAGCATCACGAAAGAAGTTCAACAACTCTTGTGCAGGCTCAACAAGATCAGCGAAAGGTCTGCGCACCTTCATTGCTGCACCTGCAATTCTTTGGCATATTGAATTGCTTGATTGCGTGAACCTTGAATGAAGAAACGATCATCAGGATCAAGACTGTCAAGACCATCAACAACCTTTGCAACCCACCAACACCTGTGGCTGTCATTCATCACAGCCCAATCAGTACCAACAACTTGATACACACCTGCACTGAGTTTCTTTGTTGCACTCATCACTTCACCTCCTGTGCATCTGCATCTTGACATTCAGGACACCAAGTTGTGTAACCAGCACCACGCTTCGCATGAATCCAAGTTGCAAGATTGCGCTTGTTTGTATCCTGAATAATTCCTGCGTTGATCCACTCACCATCAACAAAGTGTTCACACATCAAAGCCCACTTGCCACCATCCTCAGGACAATCTGCTTCAACAACACCAATGATGCGTGTGGTGAATGTAGGTGTCTCAGTGATCCGATTCATAAAGCCCTCCTCTTGAGCAGCCCCCTCTGGGCATACCCAAAGGATAGGGACAAATCCGGATCAATGCAAATCATTCCAACCCCAAACCAGTTCAAACCAGTTCAGAAAAACTAGTTTTGCTGACGGACTGTGCGGAAGGA